CACATACAACATTGATAGTACCAACGCTACAGCTCCGATTGATGTTTTAGATATATTTGTTAGGGAAACAGTAAACAACACCACTACCGATTTACCTCTAAACAGAATGAGTCGTGCTGAATACAGCCACCTGGCAACAAAATCTACTACAGGCAAACCTAACCAGGTATTTGTCAACAAACAAACCACGCCTACCATTACTGTTTGGCCGGTGCCGGACAAATCTAGCACCTACACGGTTTACATGAATGTGTTGACCAGGATGGATGATGCAGATGTTGGTGCAAACACATTAGACTTGCCCTTTAGGTTTTACCCTTGTTTGGCCGCGGGCCTGGCTTATTACATGAGCCTTAAAAAAGCGCCAGAAAAAACTGGCTTATTAAAACAATTATACGAGGAAGAGTTTGACCGCGCCAAAGCACAAGATGAAGACCGATCAAGTTTTAGGGTCGCTCCTAATCTTAGCGGTTACAATTCTGCTTAATTATGGCAATGACAACCGGAAAAAATGCTTACGGGATCTGTGACATTACAGGATTTCGTTACAAGCTAAGAGATATGAAAAAGACCTGGGATGGTCTTTTAGTAGGTCCCGATCAATGGTCACCTAAACATCCGCAGCTAGATCGCAAGGCGTTTCCAGGAGATTCCCAAGCTTTAAAAAATGCCAGGCCAGATACTTCAGATGACAACAATAAGTTTTTGGTGTACACAAATGTGCAAGATGGTATACTTGGAACAGTATTAACGACATACGAAATATCTTGTAGCGTCGGGGAGGTAACCATACAAATAACATGAGTTTTACATTAGCAACATTAAAGTCAACGGTTCAAGATTATGTGGAGTCTACTGAGACTACATTTACATCTAACTTAAATACATTTATCAAAGAAGCAGAGGATCGCATATTTAATAATGTGCAGCTGCCTGTACAAAGAAAAAATGTGCAAGGCTCTTTGAGCGCATCAAATAGGTTTTTAGCAACGCCTACTGATTTTTACGCACCCTTCAGCGTAGCGGTTATATCCAACGACAAATACCATTATTTAGATTTCAAACATTCAAGCTTTATTAAAGAATACAGCCCTACAACTACAGTCACTGGGCGTCCTAAATATTACAGCTTGTTAGATGACACGGCTTTTGAAGTCAGCCCAATACCTGACGCAAATTACACTGTTGAGGTCCATTACCTTCACAAACCAACTAGCTTAACCTCTGGATCTGATTCAGGAACAACGGTCCTTTCAACTGATTACCCAGAAGCATTGCTTTACGGTACTTTGGTAGAAGCAGCGGTTTTCTTAAAAGAGACACCTGACGTTATTGGTAATTTTGAGGTTAGATTTAAAGAAGCATTAGCCAGGATGAAAAATCTAAGCGAAGGCAGAAAGCAACGCGACGAATATAGGTACGATTCCCTTCGACAAGGCGTTTCTTAATGGAGCCTATAAAAGAACTTGAGGGCGCTCATGTCGCTCTTATTGGCCTGGGCACATCCCAAATAGACTATGTTATTGGCAGAGAAAACTCTGTTGAATGGGACGAAACCTGGGGGTGTGGTAGCTCAGCTGCTGTATTTCAATTAGATCGTTTGTTTATGATGGACCCAGCTAGTCGGTTTTTTGACACCGAAGACGCTGGTAAACAAACCGATGTCATGCGCAAAATACTTCCGGAATTACAAATACCTATTTATTCTTGTGAGCTGGACGATCGCGTGCCTGGCATAGTCGAGTATCCAGTGAATGAGGTTGTTGCGGCCACCAGGTGCGCATATATGAACAACACGGTTGCTTATGCTGTGGCATTTGCTTACTGGAACAACGTCAAACAAATAGATCTATTTGGCATAGACTTTAGTTACAAAGGTAATCTGCATTTTGCAGAGGCCGGTAGAGCTTGCGTTGAGTTTTGGTTATCTAAATGTATAGAAAAGAAAATTAAAGTAGGCGTAAGCCCCAGGTCATCGTTATTAGATTCAGACGTGCCCATGGAGGACAGGCTGTATGGTTATCATCGATTAGATGACCCAAAGATTGCTATACCTGATAAAGACGAATGGTTTGTTTGCAATAAATCAGAAATGGACCAAATGATAGAAACAGGCAAAACCACAATACAAACAGTACCAAGGCCACCAGAGCCATTTAAAGGATGACAGACGCATTTATAAAACTAGGACAAGTGGGAGTACATACCACCGAAAACAAAGGGCATGACCCAGAATTTTGGGCTGCGCAAGTAACCAATAAAATTTGTGGAATATCGGAGCACGCTCCAGACCATGTTAGGCAACAAGCTTTAGCTTTCAAGCAGACAGTGTATGATATAGTGTTAAGAGGAATCCGCAGTGGAATCGCCTCAGATCGAACAACTGTGGTAAACTTATTAAGAGGCCAGGGTCATAAAGACATGGCTGACATTATTAAGGAGTTATAACATGGCTATTACATCTGCTATATGCAACAGCTTCAAGCAAGAATTGCTTGTAGAGGGGCATAATCTAACAAACGGTGCCGACAGTATCAAGCTGGCGCTTTATACATCTTCAGCAACGCTAGGCGCTGGTTCAACTGTATTTGTCACGACAGGACAATCAAGCGGAACTAACTATTCTTCTGGCGGAAATGCACTCACTAACGTAACCCCAGCTTTGTCTGGTAGTGTGGCGGTTTGTGATTTTGCGGATCTTACATTTGGTACTGCTACAGTTACTGCTAGAGGTTGTCTTTTATACAATTCTACTAACGGCAACAAAGCGATTGCTGCTATTGATTTTGGAGGCGACAAGACAAGCACAGCCGGTGACTTCACCGTAGTTTTTCCAAGTGCTTCAAGTAGCGCAGCTATTATTCGTTTGGCTTAACAAGGTTAAAGGTGTCTGGTTATGCCGTTAACTGTATTTAATTTTAAGCCTGGTATAAATAAAGAAGAAACCGACTATTCTAATGAGAACGGCTGGGTTGACGGAAACTTTGTACGTTTTAGAAAGGGCAGACCAGAAAAGATTGGTGGTTGGGAAAAGCTAACCTCAAGCACATATATTGGCTCAGCAAGAGCATTACACTCCTGGATCTCTCTAGGAGGGTCAAGATACCTGGGTATAGGCACAACCAATAAATATTACATTGAAGAGGGCCAGGCTTATAATGACGTAACTCCCATTAGAGCCACCACAACCAATGGGATAACATTTGCGGCCACCGACGGGTCATCGACTATCACAGCAACCGACTCTGACCACGGAGCTGTTAATGGTGATTTTGTTACTATAGCTGGTGCAGTTTCTTTAGGCGGTTTAATCACGGCTACGGTACTAAACCAAGAATATCAAATTACCCTAGTCACGGGCGACAACACTTACGAAATCACAGCCAAAGACACTTCTGGCGCTACTGTTACTGCAAACTCCTCTGACTCTGGTAATGGCGGTGCTGGAGTGGACGGCGTATATCAAATTAATTCTGGACTAGACGTTTATGTACCTTCAAGCGGTTGGGGTGTTAACACCTGGGGCGCTGGTACGTTTGGATCTACAAGCGCAATTACAGCTGTAGGCCAGTTAAGATTATGGACACACGATAATTTTGGTGAAAACTTAATCATTAACCCTCGCGGGGGTGGTATCTATCGATGGACTGAAAATAATGGGCTTGAGGTTAGGGCCTTAGAATTAAGCGGTATAAGTGGAGCTAATCTCGTACCAACTATTGGGCTGCAAGTTATTACTTCAGAAACAGACAGACATTTGATTGTGTTAGTTGCAGACCCTATATCAGGCAGCAGCAGAACAGGTGTAGTTGATCCCATGTTGGTTGCCTTCTCTGATACAGAAAACGATTTAGAGTTTGAACCGTTGACCACCAACAGCGCTGGTTCTGTACGTTTATCTTCCGGCTCATTAATTGTAGGTGGCCTTAAATCTAGGCAAGAAACATTAATCTGGACCGATACATCTTTATACAGCATGACGTTTATTGGTCCACCATTGACATTTGCTTTGAATTTAATCAACGAAGGAGCTGGTCTTATCGGGCCAAAGGCAGCAGCTAACGCGCCAAATGGCGTGTATTTTATGTCCAAAAATGCTTTTTACTTTTACAACGGATCCGTACAAAAATTACCTTGCTCGGTCCAGGACTATGTATTTGATGATCTTAACCTAGGACAAGCATTTAAATGTCATACGGTTGTTAACGCAGAATTTTCCGAGGTGTGGTTTTTCTATCCGTCTCTAGAGGACGACACCGAGGAAATATCTAGATACGCAATTTACAATTACGAAGAGTCAACCTGGTCAATTGGTAAGCTAGTAAGGTATGCCTGGCTAGATGCTGGTATTGAAGACAAGCCAAGAGCAACCGGCACTGTATCTGGCGAACAATACGTTTACTTACACGAAACCGGATACAACGACGATACAGATAGTATGGACGGTGTGTTTATTGAATCGGGTGATATTGACCTGGGCGATGGCGAAAACTTTCAGTTTATTAAAAAAATTGTGCCAGACGTACAATTTGATACAACGAGAGGCGTATCCAATACACCGGCTATAAATGCAGTTATTAAGCGTAGAAACTACCCTGGAGAAAGTTTAACCACAGACTCAACAACACAAATAACACCGACTACTACATTCGGTGGTTTGCGCACTAGAACAAGACAAATGGCTCTTAGGTTTGAATCGGATGACGATAACCTAAGTGAAGACAGAAAAGATTATAAATGGAGAGTCGGCAATACGAGGCTGGATATACAAGCTTCTGGCCGTAGAGGCTAGTGTCAAAATTACTGCCGACAAGACTTCCGACGGCTCAAGGAGAGTCGGTCGATGCCAATACTTTTAACCGTTTAGTAAGAGTTTTAGAGTTAAATTTAGGGGCCGTGGATCCCGATGCAGTAGGACATTTTAGCGCTGCTGACATTTCTGGGTTACAATTTGCCACAGGTGCTATAATATTTAACACAACAGTGGAGGTGCATCAAGCATTCGATGGGAACAGCTTTAGAAACTTATATGAGCACCAGTCTTACCCCGTCGGAGTTGCAGCAACCTTTGGGGTGGGAGCAGTTACTATAGAGATAACATAATTATGGAAAACAATAATCTACAAAGCGCTTTGATGAAAAGGTACAACGTACAGGAATTTATGGGTGGAGGTACGGCAAGTCATACTATGCCAGATGGCACAGTAATGCCAGGCGCTACGCACGAAGATTATGAAGCCATGGGTTATCAAGAAGGTGGCGCTTTAAATTACCAACCGTCTGTAAGAGACAGAATTGTTGACAATCTTCCATTGGTTCCAGAAAGCTTGGAACGAATGATGATGACGCCTGAATACAAAGACTTTGACGCACAAAAGCAAAATTTTATAAACGCTTTACTTAAAAAAGAAACGGGAGCCGTTATAAATAATGCTGAAATGGCTTGGGCGGATCAAACTTATTTTCCACAAATGGGTGACACTGAAGAAACTATTGCAGCAAAAGCGCAAGCTAGAGAACAAGCGACTCAAATGATGGAGCAAGGTGCTTCACCCACAGACCCAGCTATGGAGCTGCAATCAGCTATAGAAGGTTTGCAGATACAAAAAATGCAAGCCAATGATCCTGACGAAATTAAAGCATTAGACCGAATGAT